ACTTAACGATTTCTGTGTATCGGACACTTGACCTGCCTCTCTTATAGCCTTCATTAAAAGCTTTGGCTTTGGCTGAAGTAAATAAACTCCAGATATAAAGGCCGATAAATGGAACTCCAATGATTATTCCTACTACTGCTTCATCAGATAAATTAGGCAACATCTGCGCTCACCCCATATTTATCAAGCCAATATGCAGAGATTTCAGCCTTAGATAAACGGCCTCTTAGCTGCTTCTTACCCATCCGCTCTTTAGCGAATCGTCTGATTATTGATCCCTTAACCCAATTTGTCTCATCAGTCCAAGCCCCTGCTTGAGAATCAAATCGAATAAGAGCTACTTTATTTACCATTTTGCTCCCGTTCTGTAATCCCTAAATGGATTAACGGGCTAAATGTATTTGATTAAATCTATTTAGACCAGCAATAAGTCGGCGAGTCGTATATCTAAAAAGCCAGCAAGTCGCTCATTGGTGGCTTTGTTGCCGAAGTCAGTAGTTATAGGCAACCGCTTTAAAGCCCATTCAGGCTCGATTATAGCCCCTAAATCAAACTGATAGACCCCGTGAGGGGTTGAATTGATATAAAGGGTCTTAGCGCCCGTTCTAGCCCTTATATCGGCCAGATAATCCCACTTCTTCTTCTCAATCATCAAAGTATCGTAATGAGTCCTACGGCATTTGAGCTCAATATAGGAATTGTGGGTAATGCCATCTGCTCGGTCGGTCGCTGATAAGGGCGTCAAGTCTGGATAAAGCGACTTGAGAGCCTCAAAGAGCTCAACCTCTCGAAAGTAGATTAGTTGTCCTCTTCTCCATCTTCCCAACCAATCTTCTTAATTGGGTCATCGGCAGGGACTATCCAATCGGGATAAGAGCTACGATCCATAGCAAAGGCAAGTGCAGTTCCTTCATCCATCCCAGCTCTACGACAAGCTTTATAAACTTCATTGGCAGCAATAGCCCAGAAATCAAGCTTTGTTAATGGGGTTTCTTTAGTAGTCCTGCGTCTCTTTGGACGCTTGACTGGCTTCTTACTTACGCGCTTTCGCGTTGCCATTTCTGACCCCTTTCGCTAGGGCCAATTCTAGCTGAGACTCCATTTTATCAAGGCGCGACACTATTGGAATATTCTCCAATTTGATTATGTAGCGAAGGCCAGCAATCAGTAGAGCAATAGATCCCAATACTGAGGCAACTAAGGTTGCAAGCTCAGGTGCTGGCATTACTTGACTCTGCCGTAGCGCTCGTAGTTAGGGTTTAGCCAATTGATGATGCTAGGCAAGACTGATACGAGAGCTGCATTGGCAATTGCATCGACATCTAGGCCGACTGCTAGATAAGTCGCTAGGGCTGTCGCTACGAATGTCTTTGCCCAGCTCTCGGCTGCTTTCTTCAGGTCGTTCATTATTATCTCCTTCGAGGTTGAAAAAACTGCCATTTTTGTCTCCCAAAGTTGTAAATGAAATATGGAAATGCGAGCGGTGAGGATTAGAGCCATTATATTTGCGGCGCTTCCAGCCCAGAATCGGACTCATAATCTTGCCATCAAAAATAATATAGGCGATTCTTTTATCGCCCTTCTTGGCTAGCTTACGAATCTTCTCAACTAATGCGTAAGCTTCTTCTTTGTGAGCTGATAGGTCAGAATCTATATCTATAGCTCTGACGATTCCATCTCTTGGTATATGGTCAGAAGTGCCTTTTGCAAGATGCCGAGAGTCAGCAATCCAGCCATCAGACTTACGATCCCTATCAGGATAATCATCATCTATCTGATTCCTTAGTTGAATTCCAGCTGCGCATAATTTGGCCATTTTAAGTTTTGTGCTATTCGGCGTAATTTGAAATAAATGGATTAGTAGAAATTATTAAGCCATCAGCATAAATATCTTCAACCAAAGCTCTATAATCATTGTTATCAATTTTATAAACTGTTGTATATTTGTCGCTAATTATTGCTCCATCTGAAATATTGCCATTGTTGTCAATTGACATTTTAGGCAAATTTAATTCAAGGCAAATTTGATTATGCCAAATATTGAAACTTTCTAAAGAAGCCCACTTATACCAATTTTTCAAGGTGTGCCCCATTTCGTTTTTAAGAAAGATTCTACAGAGTTTCTGTCTGTGTCATTGAGTTGGGAAGGATAAAGAATTACCTCACAAACATAACCATAAAAAGGCTCAACTGCCGCTGAATCTGGAGAACCGAGTGATGCTCCAGTTCCAGCAGCAGTATTATTCAAGGTTAAAGGATTTGCACCAGCTGCTGTTCCATTTTTGTATAAATTTGAAGTAACTGAGCTTCCAGATAAACCAGCAGATTTGAATACTAAGACATCCGCATTGCCATTGGTCATTGTTACCCCAAAGCTTGCAAATGCTTGACCAACATCAAACATACCAATATTGTCTCCCGGATCATTTTGTATTCCATAACCCCATTCACCCGTTGTTGCATTAGTAGTGAATAGATTCTGAAAACCTGTTCCAGCTGTTTTATCTTCTTTAGCCACAATAAATAAAGTTGAAGCAGATGAACCCCAATTCAATGAAAGATTCTTTAATTGGTCGGCTGCAAAAGAAACTACTGCTCTTCCATTTTGTTGATTGGTATTTCTAGTCGGTTGCTCGGCTACTGTTGCCTCTGTGAAATGATAGGCATTTGCCGATTTATCATTCCATTGGCTTACTACAGAACCGCTGCTATAGCTAAATACTGTTGGGTCATTTGCGTCAAGCCATAAACTATAACCTGCAACTGGTGGTAACGGATAAGCAGATTGAGAAGAAGCAGCTATCCCGAGTATTGGCATTACTCTATATCTCCAACCACATACCAAGTATCAGTTGCAACTTTAATACAAGATGCCGCTGAATATTGTTTTCTCAATTTAGGAGTTGTGGCAGTTGCTCCAGTTGATGAGATTGTAGTAGTGCCTGAAGTAACAGCCTTAATAGTTGTCTGACCTGCTCCGATTTGAATAACATTAATTACTGATCCAACAGGGAAAGCAACATTGGCATTGGTAGGAATTAAAAAGTCATTAGCACTAGCAACAGACATTGTAACTAGCTTGTTGCGGTTATCGGTTAAAACTACTGTGTAAGTAGCGGTCTGAGCATTTAGAGTCAATTGACCTACTGCCGCGTCAAAGCCATTTCCCACTGTGCGTATAGCAGCAGCCCCATCCTTAACCAAATCTGTATCATCTGGAAGGTCAATACCAAAAATCGTTGTCGTTGCCATATTTCTCCTTTAGCCCACTATTGTAGCGTTAGCCCAGTCCAAAGTTGGACTTAGGGTATTCCAAGATTCTGTGTTTGGCACTGAAGTCCATCTGAAAGCCTGAAGCGAGAATTGAAGGGCTGATAGGTTCATAGTTAAATCCAAACGATTTAAGCCTGCTTGCCAAGTCCAACCCTCTACGAAGCCAAGAAATTCACCATTGACCATATTGCTTGGCAGGTTGCTAATATTTAAGGCCATACCCATAAAGACATTTAATAGGTTATCGCGGTCAGAATTGTCTATTTCAGAGCTGGCCAATGGAAAAGTTATCTGTTGCAAAGAAAATTCGGGATTGGCTCGCAAAACTAAATAGAAGGCTGCTTGGGCTTCCGCGTCAGCTTGGTGCCTAAGAGTCGTAGATATTGTGCTGGCCAACTGACCATAAGCACTTATTGAGTCAGCATCCTCATCTGTTACCGAGGCGCTACCAATCCCATAACCAAGAGTTATAGAGTTTCGTATATCTCCAGCGCGCTTGACTATTGATAGAGCTGGGCCGATGGCGTGATTGCCATCCAGATCAACATAGCCGTTAGTTGCTAGGTATTGGGCGCGGTGTGTCGAATCAGCATAACCTATTCGGCCTTGCGCATCCTCATATAAATAACCTAAACCGCTAGTGGCATACCTAGAAGCTAAATTATAAACTGTGTCGTTTAGGCCAGTCTCAGAGTGCAACTCATAATCTCCTGGTGTATCTATTTCACCCAATCCGCTATTTTCTGCATCCTGCCATTGAGTAGTCGCGTCATAGGTTGCCCAAGTTAAAGTTGCTGGGACTTCATTCCATTGATTAAATAAAACTGTTTCTAGTAATTCTAAGATTCTATCGCCATCAAATTGATGAGCAAAGTTGCCAACATAGATGGCTCGGTTAAGTCTCGCTAAAGCTCCTACCGCAACTATTTTAATCTGCTGACTTGTCGCAGTTGAGCCAGAAGTCTGAACTGTAATACCTAAATCAGTAATAAAGCCGCCAAATAGATTCACATATGTTGCGGCAGAATTTTGAACTTCAATAGTTACTGCGTCATTGATTTCAAAAGCAACTTGAGCTTCAGCCGTTTCAATAAGTGTAAGGTTGCAATATCCTGCAACTGGCTGAGAGTAAATATCTGTTCGACCAGAAGTAATAGTTAGTCCGCTAAGCGTTACTCCAGTTACTGTTGATCCATTTACCCTGATTCGATAAACGGGATTCCAAAGGGTCATAGAACTAGCTGGCTTCCCCCGCCACCCGTTCTGGCTTGAGTTTGGTTAAGAGCCAAGATAACTGCTCTGGTAAATCCTTCTTCATCAATAGCGGATGGAGCATTAACATTAATTACGACATTGCCTTGCTGATTAGCTGCAACTGTGCCAGCAACATTGAATCCAGAAGGAATTGCATTACCACTCGGCACTAGTGTGGATGGGGCGCTTGGAGTTGAAGCCGATGGAGCGCTCGGAGTAGTGGATGGCTTAGGAGCTGAAGGGACGCTTGGGCTTGGTGCAGTAGCAATCTTTGGAAGTGTTGAGCTGCTTGGAGTGCTAGGCGCTGAGAATGATGGTTTAGAAATAGTAGATACATTAGGCAAAAGTGGGACGGCATTGTAAGCGCGGATAAGAACATTTATTGCATCAATGGCAAAATTAACTGCGCTCTTAATTCCATTAACTACCGCGCCAATAACATCTAAAATACCGCCAGCGACTTTACCGATAAATCCAAGTGCTCCACCAAGGTTATTGATTAAAACTGGAACTACAAAGTCTTTGATAAAGTTATAAAGAATAGTTAGAGAATCCTTATTTCTAGCAATTGCATCAGTAACTGGTTTTAATGCTGCATCTTTGAACTCAATAAATTTAGGAATAACTGTGTTTATAAAGTAATCCAATAGTCTTTGAAGGGTAGGCAATAAAGCAGCTCCTATTGATTCCTTGGCTTCATCAAAGCCGACTTTAAGTCTTGCTATTTGACCTTCAAAAGTATTCGCTTGAACTGTTGCTGCTCCGCCAAAGGTATTGGCTAATTGCTTTACTGTGCCTTCTAATCCAAGAGTCTTTATTTCGGCGGTTGATAAGCCAACACCTAAACGGCTTAAAGAGCTTGTATTGCCTTCATAGGCTTTACCTAGGGCATTGGATACAGTCTCTACGCTTTTGCCAGTAGCAGCTGAAATATCTAAGGCTAAAGTCAGTAAATCTTGCGACTTAGTTACTGATCCTGTCGCAGTTGCTAAGCGCTGAAGCGCTGGACGCAATTGATCATCAGCAACACCAGTAGCCAAAGAGGTTTTAAGTATCTGCTCCTCGACTGCTGAAATCTGAGCTTGAGTTGCGCCAGTAACATTTTTTAGGGCATTGGCTAAACGAAGCTGGGCAGCCTCATCTTCAATAGCTGCCTTAACACCATCAACGGCTAGCTTGACTGCGTAAGCCGCTGCTGCTGCAGCTGCTGCTGCAAAGGCTGCTGCTGCAACCTTGCCAAACTTCTCTAACTTACCGCCAAAGCCTTCAACCTCTTTAGAGCCAGTATCAAGATTTTTCTTGAGATCAGCAACATCAGCAAGAATCGAGAGCTTGAGCGTTCTACTGCCAGCCATTACTTATCCCACTCTTTCAATATCTTGGAGAATGCTTCTTGCCATTTCTTAATCAATTCAGGCTGAATCTTACGAAGGGTTGGGTAGATAAAGTAGCCAGCGTTTCCGCGACCTTTGCTTGGTGTTCTTCTTGGGAACTGACGATAGCGATTAGATCCAAATTCATAACCCGCCCAGAGTTTTTGTGTGCTACCGCCACCAGAAAAGCGCTGACTTGCAAAGCCGTAAGAGAACTCTCCGATTTTGGAGCTGGCCGAGACTTTAACGCCTGTTGCAATTCTTCTAACTGCTTCTTGACCAAATGTCCTTGTGAGTGCATAGGCTTTGATTTCATTTGCTGCATAAGTAGCCAGCGCGCTAGATTCTTGTTTAGCTTGGCTAATGGCTTCATCATCCATCGCTTTGAAAGCGGTAATGATTGAGCGGAGCTCGCGCTTGTCGTAGCTGATTGGTAACTCATCTGCCACCGTTACGCTCCTTTAATATTTCTATCGCCGTTAGGACTTGTTCGATGTCTGTCCAGTAAGTCATCGGTATCCCAGTTGCTATCGCTATCTCGACTATTAGTCGGTTGATGCTTCCGGGCTCGTAACTTTTGGGCTTTCATCTCCAATCGTCATCTCTTCAACTGTTAGCTCCCAAATCTCTTGAGGTTTGGTTGGCTTTCCTGCTGCTTCGCGCTTATACGCAAAGTAAGCAAGATCTAAGAAGTCCGCTTGCTGGTATGCCGATATATCCTTCATCGAATAAATCGACTTACCAGTTTTGCGTTCCCACTTAGCCCATTCTGGCAATCCAGCTTGGTAAGTAGCTGATTCGCCTGAGCTGTATTTAATTGTGATTGATATTTTCATAGCTCCCGATGCTCCGATCTCTTAGCTGAAGGTCTCTGTTGGAGTTCCAACGACAGTCATTGTCCAAGTATCAGTTAGCGCTCCTGGAGCTGCGCCACCTGCTGCTGGAAAGACTGGTAATACATTGAAAGCAAATACTGCGCCAGTTACGGCAGTAAATGAAACTGCAAGTGTGGTGTTTGGTGCTGATTCAGCATCAGACCACATTGCCTCGAATAGTGAGCTAGCAGCTCCCCAATCCTGTAGCAATTCAATTGTGAATGTCCATTGCTTATCAACGGACTTATAAGCGCGACCATCAAGGGTTTGATAGGTCTCGATAATTGTGTCGCAGCTTAGGACTGCGCTAGTTGTCTGGGCGTCATAAGCAGCGCTATCGAGTGTAAAGGTTACATCGCGCCCAGTTATTACTGTTGTTGGCATTTGGGTCTCCTATGCGGTTTGCTCGTAGCGGACGCTCAAGCGTATATCTGAAACTAACAGGGTTGTAGTTCCTACTTCAGTTACCGAAGGTCTTTCGACTATTGATAACTCATACTTGGAAGCATTTAGTGCTCCAAGAATACTAATAATTAATTGCTCTAAATTATCAAGACCAGCAGCGTTGCTGAAATATGCAACGCAAGCGGTAATGGTGTAATTTAATTTAACTCTTGTTGTAGCTTTGCCCAAAATTTCAAGCTCCATATAAGGCGAATCTGGGATGACGATAATTGCTGGAACTATTGGCGCTTCTGGAACTGAATCATAAATATTAGCGGTGCATCCTGCTAAAGCGGTTTTAAGCGCTCCTCTAACATCTGTGGCAATTGTGCTGGCTGGCATTAGCCCACCATTGTCTCAACATCAAGATAAGGCCCTAGAAGGCCAGTTACCTTGGCGAGTAAATTCTTAGATAGGCGGTAAGGAGTTACTGCGAAATCTACGCCTTCGATTGATCCACCAGCGGCGGTTCTTGATTGAAAGATTTCAACGGAGATAGCCAAAATAGCAGCTTCAGCATTGGGGTTTCCGACATAGGTCGATAATCCAGATAGCGCAGCGTTTCCTGCTGGGATAATATTTTTTTCCAATATGTCTGCATTGGTGATTGCGACTGTAAATACATAATCTGAAATTTCGTCATCGGTTACTGTGTGAGTGCCATTGAAAGGAGCTCCGCAGCCAGTAATAATTACGGATTGGCCTTCTGTGAATTCTTGAATTGTTGCAGTCTCAAAGTAAGCAATATTATTGGTCAGCTTGACTTTGTTAATCTTGCTTTGAAAAGTAACTAGCATTGGGAGAACTAGATTCTCCGAGGCATCTACTATGTCGCCAAGATAAGCGTCTGAATATAGGGATGACGAAACGCCAAGAATTGTCCTAAGCTCTGTAGCCGTAACTATCGTAGGCATTTCGTCATCCTTTCAAGCAGTTAGGTGAGAGGCCAGCTCGGGAGCGGACTGGCCCTCACTTTTTTTAATTAACTACGCAACTTTCCATAGATAAGCGCCAGCGCCAACTTTCGGGGCAATGGCTGCATATCCGTAGTAAGCAACCTTGACTTGGCCAGTTGCAACTGTATCCACCTGTAGGCGGAAGCGGCTTGACTCAAAGAAGGTATATGACTCTGGATTAACAACAATTAGAGTGTTGTCGCCAGTTCCATCAAGTCCTGCATCAACATAGAAATCAAGACCTAGTGTATTTCCGCGAATTGAGGTTGGAGAAACTCCGCCGCCGCGATTCTGTGGATTAATTAGGTTGGTATAAAGAGGCAAGTTATTTCCATCTACTAAATTCATAATTGCACCCCATTGGGCTGGCGAAGCAAGAATGTTTTGCGCAAATCCAAAAGTATTGGAATAAATGCTAACGGCAGCATCCGAGATAAAATCTTGGAAATTAACATTAGACATTGTGCGATTTCCGCCATCAGTTCCACTTGTTGCAAGTTGTGTTAGAACTGCGGAGTTAGTTGCCTTTAAATACGCTTTTTCCATTTCAGAAACCAAAATGTCAAAAAAGACGGGCGACGATCTGTCAAGGAGCTCCACAGAAAATTCCTGACCGCCCGCGAATTTATTAACTGAAACGCTTAAAAATTCCGAGGTCATTCCTGTTTCTGTAATTGCATCGCCTTCATTTACATCAGCAACAGTTGGAACTGCTGTGATTTTAGGAATTTCAAAAGTCATTCCTGCATCTGGTAGAACGCCGCGAGAAATTGCCTCAACTGCTGGGCGAACTGATTGTGAAAGTGGGTTGATTACTTCAGTTAATTGGCGAGTTGGAATCAAGCCAGAGTTATTTGAAGTAGTATCGTCAGCGGCAAGAACATACTGACGGGCAGCATCATCATTAAATACTTTAGCGCGGATGCTGTTCTCAAGATATTTCGCCTTTGATAATTCTAGGCGAGGCTTTGCGTAGAAGGCTGGCTTTGGAGCTGCAGCTTCTACTTTGGCTGCTTCTACCGCTTCTTCAACGGCAGGAGCAGGAGCGGTAGTGTCAGACACTTGGTCTCCTTCGGTTGGTTTGTCTGAATCAGCGGTTGCCAAATCAGAATCTTTCTTTTCTTCATTTTCGGATGCTGCTACGACTTCAGCGTTCTGGCTAGGTGTCTGCCAAGCTAATCCATCACTCGGTCTTACAGTTCATCCAGATAATATCCGAGCCGTATTGTCAGACCCCGAAGATATTGTGCGCACAGAAGTCTTATGCCAATGGGTCGATACGATAAACCCAGTTATTAATCCGAGCCAATGGGAAAGTTGCAAAGTTGAGGGCTTGCGACTCAACCCTGAAGCTGATACTTGGCTGGCTATTGATCTAAGCCCTAGCAGAAAAGAAGGCGCGCTAGTTGCTAGTCAGAGACTCGAAGGCGATAAGTTCCAAGTCATATTACTTCAGACTTGGCATAACCCTGCCAATCTGGATGATAAAGCAATGGCCAATGATGTAGCCGAATGGGTTAGAAAATATCCAGTCCAGCTAGTTGCTTATTCAGCTAGAACGGCGTCAGCGGTAGCGGCTAGGTTAGCTCCTGCTGGAATAAGAGTTGAGCCGATAGATGGCCTTGATTATGCCCAAAGCTGCGATGAATTACTGGGAGCAATTTCATCTCAGCGGTTAGCTCACTCGGGACAGGAAGAGCTGACCAAGCAATGCCTATCCGCCGTCAAACTCCCTTTCGGTGATGGCGGATGGGTAATGGGTCGCAAAGTAAGTAATACGACTATTTGCGGAGCGATTGCTTCAGCCTTAGCGACACACTATGCAACGATGGCTGAAAGTGGCGTAGATATTCAAATAGTGTAAGTCGGCTCGCTTACAATGTAAGCAATGGGTGCTATAAGAGATTTCCTATTTCCACAGGTTCAGACCGCTAAACCTACTAAGGTTTCAGATGTTGCAGCCGCGCTAACTCCCGTCCAGATTAGCGATTCAGTTTATAATATTCTCGGCGGTGCAACTAATACCACTCGCCAATTAGCAATGAGCGTTCCATCCGTTGCAAGAGCTCGCAATATAATTTGCGGAACTATTGGCTCATTACCTCTAACAACTTTCAATCGCATAACTGGACAATATGTAGATCCGCATCGCGTCATTAATCAGCCAGACCCAAGGGTTGCAGGATTTGTAATTTATAACTGGCTTGCTGAAGATATTTGGCTTTATGGTGCTGGTTATGGTCAAGTTTTGGAAATGTATTCATCAACAGATGGCGGTCGAGTAAGAGCTTGGACTCGCGTTAGCCCAGACCGCGTTACAGTTGATACAGATTTCCTAAATACTGAAATTACCGGATATAAAGTTGATGGCAAGTCAGTTCCACTTCAAGGCGTTGGTTCAATCATTAGATTTGATGGTCCAGATGAGGGATTGCTTCACAGAGCTGGTAAAACAATTGCAGCTGCCGTATATCTTGAAAACGCAGCAGTTAATTATGCTAAAGAACCTGCACCAACTATGGTTCTTAAATCTAATGGAACTAATTTAACTGCCGAAAGAATTTCAGCACTACTCAGCGCTTGGAAAACTGCTCGTCAATCTCGCTCTACTGCATTTCTAAATGCTGATGTAAATCTTGAGCAATTTGGTTTTGATCCTAAATCATTGCAACTTGCAGAAGGCCGTCAATATGTAGCGCTTGAATTGGCTAGAGCTTGCGGCATACCTGCCTACTTCTTGAGCGCCGAAGCGACTTCTATGACTTATTCAAACGCGGTGTCCGAACGGCGCTCATTAGTTGATTTCTCACTTCGCCCAATCCTTAAAGCGATTGAGGAACGCTTATCATTACCGGACTTTGTGCCTAATCCAGTAATGGTGCGCTTTGCACTTGACGATTTCCTACGCGGTAACGCGCTAGAGAGAGCTCAAGTTTATGAAATCCTAAACCGCATTGGCGCGATGAGCGTTGAGCAAATTCAGCGAGAAGAGGACTTAATACCAAATGAAGGTTAATATGCCAATGGCAGTTACCGCTGCCGACACAATAAAAAGAACGATTACTGGGACTATCGTTACTTGGAATGAGCAAGGAAATACCTCAGTAGGCCCGACAGTATTCGCAGCAGATAGCATTGAGATCAAACCAGTTAAGTTACTTCTGGAGCACGACCGCACTCGCCCAATTGGCAAAATGGTCTCTCACAATGTAACTGCTAATGGAATTGAAGCGACTTTCAAAATTGCTAATACTATGGCTGGAGAAGATGCCCTAGTTGAAGCAACTGAAGGGCTACGCGATGGATTTAGCGTAGGCGCTCAAATAAATGAATGGACCAACAACAAAGGCGTAATGCAGATTACCTCAGCAACTCTCGATGAAGTTTCTCTTGTTACTGATCCTGCAATTGATTCTGCTCGCGTAAGCGAAGTAGCAGCATCCGAGAATGAAGCACCAAAAGAAGATTCTGATTTGGCAACCGCTGATTCAGAGAACCCAACCGAAGGAGACCAAGTGTCCGACACTACCGCTCCTGCTCCTGCCGTTGAAGAAGCGGTAGAAGCAGCCAAAGTAGAAGCTGCAGCTCCAAAGCCAGCCTTCTACACAAGCCCTCGCCTTGAATTTACCAAGGCAAAATACTTAGAGATGAGCGTCCGCGCTGCTCTAGGAAATGACGATGCTCGCGCTTATGTCCGCGCTGCAGACGACACCACAACAAATAACGCTGGTCTGATTCCAACTCGCCAGCTAACTGAGGTAATTAATCCTCTAGCAAATGCTGATCGTCCAGCAGTTGATTCAGTATCTCGCGGAGTTCTACCTGATGCAGGTATGACTTTCGAAATTCCTCGCTTAAAGACTGCTCCAACAGTTGGAGAAGAAGCTGAAGAGGCAACAATTGATGAAACAGGAATGGAAACAGAATTCGTTTCCGTTTCCGTTAAGAAGTATGCAGGGGGACAAGAGTTCTCAGTAGAACTCCTAGACCGTTCTTCACCAGCCTTCTTTGATGAGTTAGTCCGTCAAATGGAATATGCCTATGCAAAGGCAACAGATGTAGCAGTTGTAACTGGCTTAATTGCTGGTGGAACAGATGGCGGTAACCGCACTCTCGATGCAGCTGGACTTCTTGATTTCGTATCCGATGCTGGAGTTTCAATCTATTCCAACACTCTCGGATTCGCACAAAACATTATTGCTTCTCCTCAGCAATGGGGCGCAATCCAGAATCTAGCTGATGCTGGCCGTCCGATTTACCAGAACTTGATTGGCAATATGAATCAGGGTGGAAATCTCGGTGCAGGTTCTGCAACTGGAAATCTACTTGGCTTGAACTTCCGCGTAGATCGCAATCTAACAACTGGCTCAGGTGTTGGCGATAACACAATCATCATCATCAATCCAGAGGCTTATACTTGGTATGAGTCAAGCCGTTTCCGCTTGGAGACTGCACAGGTAGCAACTGGCCAAATCAAGGTTGCTTACTATGGTTATGGCGCACTAGCAACAAAGGTAGGCGCTGGCGCTTATCGTTGGATGGTTGCGTAGTTAATTAAAAAAAGTGAGGGCCAGTCCGCTCCCGAGCTGGCCCCTCACCTAACTGCTTGAAAGGATGACGAAATGCCTACGATAGTTACGGCCACAGAGCTTAGGACAATTCTTGGCGTTTCGTCATCCCTATATTCAGACGCTTATTTAGGCGACATAGTAGATGCCTCGGAGAATCTAGTTCTCCCAATGTTAGTTACTTTTCAAAGCAAGATTAACAAAGTAAAACTGACCAATAATATTGCTTATTTTGAAACTGCAACAATTCAAGAATTTACAGAAGGCCAATCCGTAATTATTACTGGCTGCGGAGCTCCTTTTAATGGCACTCACACAGTAACCGATGACGAAATTTCAGATTATGTATTCACAGTCGCAATCACCAATGCAGACATATTGGAAAAAAATATTATCCCAGCAGGAAACGCTGCGCTATCTGGATTATCGACCTATGTCGGAAACCCCAATGCTGAAGCTGCTATTCTGGCTATCTCCGTTGAAATCTTTCAGTCCAGAACCGCCGCTGGTGGATCAATCGAAGGCGTAGATTTTGCAGTAACCCCTTACCGCCTATCTAAGAATTTACTTGCCAAAGTAACTGGCTTACTTGGCCCTTATCTTGATGTTGAAACTATGGTGGGCTAATGCCAATTTCAACAGATGTTCGCGGAGCAATTAAAACCGCTCTAGCTGGAGTAAATGCTAATATTTACGATTCTGTTTTCGAAGCCCCCATAGTTCCAGCAATAGTTATAGTTCCAGATTCACCTTATATGGAGCTTGAAGTGTTAGGTAAAGTTACTACTAGAGTTAAATTAAATTACACAATCACCGCTTGCGTTGCGTATTTCAGCAATGCCGCAGCTCTGGATAATTTAGAGCAATTAGTTATGAGTATTCTTGGAGCGCTAAACGCTTCCAAGTATGAATTATCGACAGTCGAAAGACCTTCGGTAACGGAAGTGGGAACTACAACTTTGTTAGTTTCCGATATACGCTTGAGCGTCCGCTACGAGCAAACCGCATAGGAGACCCAAAAAATGAGCACTACAATAATAACGGGGCGCGATGTAACCTTCACTCTTGATACGAAGCCATACGACGCTCAAACCACTTCAGCAACTTTGTCTGCTGAAACCATCATTGAGACTTATCAGACTCTTGATGGCCGCGCTTATAAGTCTGTTGATAAGCAATGGACATTCACAATTGAACTGCTACAGGACTGGGGTGCTTCTGGCGCTCACGGCTCACTATTTGAGTCAATGTGGGCAAATGCAGAAACTGCTCCAAATACGACTGTTGCAGTATCTTTTACAGCAGCATCTGGCGCAGTATTCACTTTCAATGTATTGCCAATTTTCCCAACAGCAGGTGGCGCAGCTCCATCAGCGCTAACTGATACTTGGACTTTGACAGTCGTTGGACAACCTTCAGAATCTTTCAGCTAATAGATCGGAGCATCGGGAGCTATGAAATTACCAATAACAATTGAATATAACTCAGGCGAAAGTGCAACTTATATTGCTCAACCGCCTGAGTGGGCTAAATGGGAAAAGACAACTTCAAAGACAGTCTCATCGGCAGTCAATGGAATAGGCGTCTGGGATCTTTTATTCTTGGCATATAATGCTATGAAAAGAGAATCAGCTGGCAAGCCAGTAAAAGCTTTTGAAGTCTGGATGGAAACAGTTTCAGATGTGAGCGCTGGTGAGTCAAACCCAAAAGCCACCCAGTCGGGAGTCTAAACAGACTCCTGATACAACTGGCAATAGCCACAGGCATACCGCATCAATACTGGGATAACGCGGAAGATGTTATGACCGCCCTAGAGATATTGGAGAAGCGCAATGAGCGATAATGTAGAGTTCAGCGCTTTTACCAAACGCGAACTGGGTAAGCTTGCAAAAACTTTTCAAACTATGGGAGATGAAGCCGTTGAAGAATCTCGGAAAGTGGCTTATGACATTTCGCTCCTCGCCGAAAGCGAAATTAAGTCAGCTGGATATTCTCGCACAAAGGCAAATAAAGCCGTCAGGCGAGTCGTTGATGGTGCATCAGTCTCTCGCAGTAGTAAGACAGGGCGCTTATCTTATGGTTTCGCTAATCAGCGTCTTTCAGGCGGAGGCTCAACCAGAATACTTTGGCAAGGTCTGGAATTCGGATCAAAGAAATTTAAGCAATTCCCAACTTGGTCAGGCCGCGCTCCAAGAGGCGGCTCAAATGGTTACTTCATCTTTCCAACCCTTCGCAAGATTCAGCCTCAACTAACGCTAAAATATTTACAGGCTATGAATAAAGTTGTTGAGAATTGGAGCAAGAGTGGCTAAAGATTGGCGCACACTTAAACTTGAAGTCCTTGCCGAAACGACTCAATTCGTTAAAGGAATGGACAAAGCCAATGCTACGACTCAAAGCTTTGGCGATAAAGTCGGGGATTTTGCAAAGAAAGCTGGTATAGCTCTTGCTGCCGTAGGTGCTGCCGCTGGAGCAATGGCTATAAAGATTGGCAAAGAAGCCGTTGCAGCTGCTTCAGATTTAGCTGAGACAGTATCTAAAGTCAATGTAATCTTTGGCCAAAGCGCAAAGAATATCGAACAATTTGCTGCAACCGCAGCTGCTTCTCTGGGCCAGACCAGAACGCAAGCGATGAACGCTGCTGCCACATTTGGTATCTTTGGAAAATCAGCTGGGTTGGCTGGTCAAGAATTAACTTCCTTTTCAACTCAATTTGTTACCTTAGCATCAGATTTAGCATCATTTAATAACACTTCAGTAGATCAAGCCATCAATGCGTTAGGCGCAGCCCTACGCGGTGAATCAGAACCAATTAGAGCTTATGGCGTATTGCTTAATGATGCCACATTAAAAGCCAAAGCTATGGAAATGGGCATTTACTCTGGGACTGGAACTCTAACAGCTCAGCAAAAAGTCTTGGCTGCTCATAAAGTAATTTTAGAACAGACAAGGGATGCCCAAGGGGACTTTGCTAGAACAGCAGATGGAATGGCCAACAGCCAAAGAATCCTCACTGCCAGATTAGATGAAGCCAAAATAGTTTTAGGCACAGCTTTACTGCCAGTCGTCTTAGAAGTTCTAAATGTATTTAACGATAAATTCTTGCCCGTAATTGAAAAGATTGCAGCTTCATTTGGCGGTTCTGAAGGATTAGTTCAACAAACTAAAAACTTCGTAAGTCAGGCCAGAGATGGTCTAGCTCCTATTCTAAATGCTTTATCAAATGCTTTTGAGATGGTTAATAAAGCAGTAAAAGACAATAAAGATAATATTCAAGCAGTGCTCAACTTATTTAGAACTATGGCTGATTTCTTTGTTGCCTATGTTGTCCCAATTATTAAATATCAATTATTGCAAGCAATTGAAGGTATTGGCATAGCCTTTTCGACAGTCATTAAAATCGTTGGGCCAGTAGTCGGAGTGGTCAGCAATGTAGTAAATGGATTACTAAAATTAATTGATACTGCCATCCAAAGAATAAATTCTTTAATTACTGCTTATAACAGAATTTCTATTTTACCTGATATTCCAACAATACCTCAAAGGAGCGCAACGCCTATAGCTCCTACTATTCAATTGCCATTTGGCGGCGGAACTGTAGGAGGGGGCGCTGTTCCATCCACTTTATCTGGTGGCTTGCCAACAGTAGCGTCAGGTCTTGGATCTGCCTTTGCTACAGCTGGAACTTCATTAGGTGCGGGGATGGGATTAGGTGCAAAAAAACCTGAACCACAAATTCAAAATATAGACACTTGGATTAATCAGCAAATTGCTAAAGGTGAAGCTATAACAGCAGCTCAACAGGCAACAAACGCAGAATTGGTAAGGGTTATGACTGCAAGAGCAGCAGCTGGCTTAATCACAGCTGCGCCAATTACAGTTAATGTCAATGCTCCGTCTGCAATTGATGAAGAAGGATTTACTAGAGCAGTTGTTTCAGCCTTAAATAACACAGGTCGCAGAACAGGCGCTGGAACTGAGCAGCTTCTTATATGACAGCTTGGAATCCTGTTTATCGAGTTAAGGTAAATGGATCAACAGTAACTGGTGCAACCCTTAGCGGACTCACCATTACTTCTGGTCGCACAGATATTTATTCGCAGCCTGTCGCTGGCTATTGCAATTTAACCCTTATTGAAACAGCTGAAGCCCAAGTCCCTTATGAAATCAATGACTCGGTAACTATTGAGGTTCAAAACTCTAGCGCTACTTATGTAAATCTATTTGGCGGCTTTATTACTGACTTAGGCATAACAGTGCAGACTTCTGGCTCAACTGCTACTAGCCAACAAATCAAGATAGTCGCAGTAGGAGCTTTAGCCCGACTTAATCGAGCCGTCTATGTTGGCAACTTTGCTCATCAATTTGACGGCGATAGAATCTTAGAATTATTAGAAACAGTGTTATTTAATCAATGGAATGAAGTTCCTGCAGCTTTGACTTGGACAACTTATGATGCAACTACTCAATGGCAGGATGCAGAAAATAATGGGTTGGGTGAGATTGATACCCCAGGAGATTATGAACTTCATTCCGAAAATGGTTTGGATGATACAGTTTATAACCTTGCTTCTCGCTTTGCCACTAGCGGACTTGGTTATCTATATGAGGATTCTCAGGGCCAAATTGGTTATGCAGATTCGACTCATAGATCGCAATACCTAGCAACTAATGGCTATGTGGATTTAGATGGCAATCACTCAATTGGTCCCGGACTTTCAATTCTTAAAAGAGCTGGTGATGTCAGAAATTCGATTACCCTAAATTATGGGACTTCTGGAGCTGAAGTAACTGATGAAGATGCAGCTTCAATAATTGAATATGGCCTTCTAGCTTCTACCATATCCACCACACTTCGCAATCAAACTGATGCTGAAGACCAAGCAGCCTTCTATCTTCTCATCCGCGCCTATCCTCAATTTGCCTTAAGGCAGATAACCTTTCCGATAGCCAGCGGTGAAATAGACAATTCAGACCGAGATAACCTGCTCGGCGTATTTATGGGCCAACCAGTCAATATCATCAATTTGCCAGCCAATATGGTCGGTGGAGAATTTCAAGGATTTGTAGAAGGTTGGACTTGGACGGCCAGCCTTAATCAGCTCAACCTAACGCTCAATGTATCGCCTATCGCTTTCAGCCTTCAGGCGTTCAGATGGAACTCAGTCCCAGCGACTGAAACTTGGAATACAATCAGCCCAACTTTGGACTGGCTTAACGCTACAATAGTTGCATAGGAGAATAAATGCCAACGACAACAAACTTCGGATGGACAACGCCAGCCGATACAGATTTAGTTAAGGATGGAGCCGCTGCCATCAGAACCCTAGGCAATGGGGTAGATACCTCATTTCTTGATTTAAAGGGTGGCACTAGCGGACAAATACTTTCCAAGGCTTCTAATACAGATTTAGATTTCACTTGGATTGCTAATGACCAAGGGGATATTACTGCAGTAAATACGAATAGTCCCTTAACTGGTGGTGGCACAACTGGCGCTTTAACTCTTTCTTATGATTATGCCGCTGGAAGCAAAGTAACTCTCAATGCTCAAACTGCAACTTATACAGTTGTATTGGCAGATGCAGATCAAAAACTTGTAACAATGTCCGTTGGTTCTGCTAATGATTTTCTTATTCCGACAAATGCCAATGTTGCCTTTGCAGTTGGCACAGTTATTAATGTAATTCAAATCGGAGCAGGTCAGACAACTATCAAGGCTGTAACTTCAGGCACTACTACGATCTCATCAACTGGAGCAACTGCCACAGCTCCTAAGTTAAGAGCGCAGTTCTCGGCTGCATCCTGCATCAAGGTTGCAACCGACACTTGGTATGTAGTAGGAGATATAGCGTAATGAGTTTAATCGGGATTATTGCTAGTCAAAATTATCCTAGGACTTTTGCTGTTGATTACCTTGTAGTTGCTGCTGGCGCTGGAGGTGGCGGTAATCGCGGCTCAGGTGGCGGTGCTGGGGGTTTAAGATGCACAGTTACGGCAACTGGTGGTGGCGGAAGCCTTGAATCTGCTTTAACATTAATTAAAAACACAAACTACACAGTTACCGTAGGCGCAGGTGGCGCAGGTTCTAATAATGGTATAGCAACGAATGGTAATAATTCTATTTTTAATACAATAACTGCAACTGGTGGGGGTTCTGGTCGCTCCTATGATGGTGGGGCAGGAACAACAGGCGGAAGCGGTGGCGGTGCTGCTGGTAATTCAGGCTCTACTAACCCGACAGGTGGTGCTGGAACAACTAATCAAGGTTATGCTGGCGGTAATGGTGCTGGTGGCAATGAGCCAACAAATTATGGCAATTCAGGGGGTGGCGGCGGAGCAGGCGCTGTTGGAACTAACGCCACACTAACTGTAATGGGTGCTGGTGGTAATGGCGTTGCAACTTCAATTTCAGGTTCGTCAGTAACTTATGCTGGTGGTGGCGGTGGAACAGGTGATTATAGAAATGCATCAGTTGCTGCAACGACTTCTGGTGGAACAGGCGGCGGCGCAACTGGTCGTAGAGATGCAAACGGAGATAATGGAAGTGCAAACACAGGCGGTGGCGGTGGCGGTGCTGGTTTCAATAACTCACCTGTTACTTTTTATACAGGTGGAACAGGTGGCTCAGGTGTTGTAATTTTGCGTTATGCTGATTCTTTAACGATTACTATTGGCGCAGGTTTAACTGGAACAGAAAGTGCAGCAAGTGGCGGTTACAAACGAGCCACTATCACTGCTGGCACAGGAAATGTGAGTTGGTCATAATGGCACATTACGCTTTTTTAGATGAAAACAATTTAGTAACTGAGGTTATTACTGGCATAGATGAAACTGAACTAATAGAAGGTTTAGACACCGAAACTTGGTATGGCAATTTCAGAGGCCAAGTCTGCAAGCGCACTTCATACAATAACAATATCCGCAAGCAATACGCAGGAATTGGTTATAGCTATGATCCTGTGGCAGATGTATTTATTGCGCCCCAGCCTTATCCTTCTTGGTCGCTAGATGATAATTATGACTGGCAACCTCCAACACCAAGACCTGAAGGTTTGTGCGTTTGGGATGAAAATAATTTGGAGTGGATAAGTGCCTAAATTATGCGCAGCTGGAATTCAATTAAGGAATCAGATAGATGATGATTATCCTGATAGGGATCGTAAGTCTGATGGGTGGATTGCTGACTCTCGGCATCTTGCAAAAGGCACTTCTGACCATATACCAGACGCTAAGTCAGGAATCGTTAGAGCAATAGATATAGATTCTGACCTATCAGCTCACAAAGAAGAAGCTTACGCATTAGTTGAGAAGATTCGTAAGTTAGCCAAAAAGGGCGATAAGAGAATTGCTTATATTATTTTTGATGGAAAGATTATGAGCCCGATATTGGGTTGGAAACGCCGTAAATATAATGGCTCCAATCCACACCGATCGCATTTTCATATATCATTTACAACTTTGGGAGACAAAGATGGCAGTTATTTTAACCTCGAAGGAGAAACTAATGAGCGACCTAAAAAAGATGGCAGAGAGCTGGGCAAAGACATTCCTAGCAACAGCACTAGCGACCTATCTAGCAGTCGGGCTAGATGTCGATGCAATTGCCAATGCCGCTCTAGTGTCAGTCTTGCCTAGCATCATCAATTGGCTAAACCCTAATTACGAGCGCTACGGCAGAATCAAGTAATGCCAGCACCCGAGCTTGCAACCCTAGTTGCCTCAGTATTGGGATCTATTGCTTTACTGATTGCTGGCCTTCGCTACATAATTAAATTGGAGAATATTCCAATAGTGTCGCGCCTTGATAAAATGGAGTCTCAGCTAGAATTGGCCCTAGCGAAAGGGGTCAGAAATGGCAACGCGAAAGCGCGTAAGTAAGAAGCCAGTCAAG